ACTTTAAGATTTTTATCAAGTGCCATTGTTGGTTTAGAAGGGCAAAAAGTCCTATTTCCTGCATTAGCTAGAAAATAATATTTGGATTTATAGCCATAATGTAAACCTAAACTTTGCTTACCACGACTAAAACCATATCTTTTTGTTTCTTTCCTTCTAGACTTTTCTTTTGTCCATTTATCTAATAGACGATAACCAACACCAATAAAAGGTATTTTAGGATGAAGAGTTAATATTTGAAGAAATGATATTTTATTATTGTTTTCCATAGTTTTAGACTTTCTAAAAGTACCTAATAGAATTATTAGGCAAGGTTATTGCTAACCTTCTAAAACCTCGAATAAATCACCAACGATGAGAAACAGACAGACTTTAAATTTAATCTGATAATTTTAAGATAATCATTAATAAGTAAATTTCAAGTATTAAATGTAATAAAGTTTTCTTTAGGTTTATTAATTAGAAAAAAACAGACCAAAAGAAAAACAAACTTAAAGAAAAAAACTAAAAGCAATCATTAATAATAGTAATTGGCTATTTAATCCCATGTTAAACCAGTCATTCATTAATATTTAATGGAATAATAAACATTTTTTATAGACAATAGCCCCTAACCCTCTTGATTTTTTAAAGGCTTGGCTAGGTTGAATGGGGTAAATTGGCAGCAGCATCTACGTATAAGCCCCTCAGATTTTTTTAGTAAAACTAAAGGCTCATTTCTAGCCTCACCTAAAGTAATACCTAAAGTAATACCTAAAGTAATACTTAAAGAAATGACATATCCCTATTACCTATATACTACCTATATAGTGGACTATAGTTATACTATAGTTATACTATAGTTATACTATAATGGGGTTTACCCCCCTATCTATGTGAGGGGGTATTAATTGTTATGGTCTATCTCTACCTTCATATAGGTTAGTCCAGTTGTCTGTATTACCTTTCTTACCCATAGCTGCTTCCATGAATCTGTCTAACTCATCTTCTAACAGTTCGTTCTTATGGTCTTGTACAGCCATGTCTATGTCTCTATCCATAGTTTCAATCCAGTAGGCTACAGCTATACTTAAAGCATCTAACCTATCGTCATGTATAAGTGCACCTCTGTCACGTGTAAGTCTGGTAAGTTGATAGAACAGTTTATACTTTAGTTCTGTCTCAGAGTTGTAGTCATCAAGTATTACCCTCTCATCTACTACGAGCCTGTGTTGATTGAGCATAGGTTCTAATGTATCAATGATACGTTTCTCTTTTTGAACATTGTGTCTAACTTCTTCTATACTTACAGGATGCTTCTTAGCTAAAACAGGCTTTAATAATTGTGTAAACATTCCGTCTCCGAAGTTGCTTTCTACAATTATTTTGTTGACGTTCTGCGACTTGGCTACGTGAGTCAAGACTGCCAGAGAATCCTCTTGATAACCATTCTTCGTCCCACCACATGCTGTTAGATAAAGTTGACCTTTCATCATCTTGACTACTGCGTAAGCTGTTTCGTCCTTTCCTCGTCCTGCAGGGTCGATACTCATCACACTTCCGTCCCAGACAGCAGTCTCTGGGGATATCGTCATAGGATTGCACCAATAGTCTCCTTTTAATCCAATGTTAGGTAAATGCTTACATCCATCTAGTTGTTCTTTGCCTGATGCCCATTGTAGTTTTACTGGGGCTTCAGACCATGTAGAACAGCCAGACATAACCATAAGGTCATTTAGCTTCAAAGGATACTTATTGGCATCAGAGAGGCTTACATCAAGCATAAACTGTAATGCAAATCCTGACTTACCATAAGATGCTTCTCGTTCTAGTAGGTCATCATCATCAAATCTTAGTGGGTCTGTAGGTTTTCCTTCGTGTCCTTCTTTCTCAGCAATGACAGGTGCTAGTTTTCTACCCATAGCTACCTTTAGTCGGTCATCTGGAAACCTAGAAGTCCATATTCTAGTTTTATATCCACGTTCATCTAGTAAGTTATAGATGGACATTTCTGTTTGTGGTGTACCTAAGAACACAATACGTCCTTTAGGTTTTATAATAGCTTCAAATTCTTTAATAGTTTCTGCTAACTTGTCTCTCATCATTTGTGTCATGGAGTTGTTAGCTGATTCAACGTCATCTGCAATAATTAAATCTGCTCTACTTCCTGTTAACTGTCCAGTTACCCCTAGAGACTTCACAGACGGTGCGTGAGAGGCTTTAGCAGGTGCGACGTCAAATGATATCTTAGACATTCTTTGTCCATCCTTGGGTCTTAAATGGGCAAGAAGAGGCATCTCATGTATTAACCTTAATGTAAAGGTACTAAAGTCATCTGCTCTAGTCTTTGATGCTGATACCACAAGTATATTCATTTGTGGATTTAGAAATAATTGGTGACAAACATAAGCAGATGTAATCCACGACTTTCCTACACCTCGAAATGCTTCTATGACTTCACGTCTTTCGTTGGTGTTCTGTAGATAATCTGCTATGTCGTACTGTATTGGTGTTGGGTCTGGTAGGTTTAGATGCTTCCATGCCATATATAGGAAGTTCTTAAAATCTTTTACCATGCTTTGCAACTCCAATAACGTGCTGATGTTTTATCTTTGGCTGTAGAACAGTTGTGTCTAGCACGAAAACTTTTTCTGTTAGAAGGTTGATTCTTTTTGATGCTCATATTAGGGTCACCAAACATAACCTTCTTAACTTTACCGTTGTTCATTACGTAGACTTTAGATTTCTTTCTACCGTAACCTGCTTCACCTTTACCTATCCTAGATGGTTTACCTATGGATACACTTGCTCCTCCATATATAGCCATGACTAAGACTTTTTAGCTTTTTTCTTTGGGAATCCTGCCTTCATGTTTGCGTAGGCTTTTGGTGATACTGTTGACTTTGACTTAGGACGAGATGTCCCTGCCTTTTTTCTCTTGTTCATATTGTCATATAGTGACATCTGTTCTCCCACTTCTTTTTTCTAATTTTTGTGTTGGTTAAAATATCTAGTGCTTCTCTATCATCTGCTTGTTGCCATTTAGCAATCTCTGAGGCTGTCCTAAAACATCCTGTGCAATATCCGAAGTCTGGATTTACGTGACATTTCTGGGTGCATGGACTGTTAATCATTGTACTGAATCAAGTTCCTCATCAAATGGTAAATCTTTTAGTATCTGCTGCATGACATTATCGTCAGTCGGCAATGCTGTCATGTCATTGTCTTTTAAAAATTGTCTAACTACATTCATTTCACTAGCCTTAGACTCTGGGTCACGTACTGTTTCCAAAAGTTTATATGCTAGTTCTTCATGTAGTTGTTCCATTAGCTTCTTCATTTTTGACATTTACATGACTCCTTCTTCTCTTTCATACGGTACACAATGTTTATACCTGTATTAACAAAAACACCTATTACTGTTAGGGTCTGTAGAAACAACCCAATTAAAACTAAATCTATTACTGTCTCCATTTATTTTTTTCCAAACATCTTTGTTGCACCTTTGATTCCAAATGAAGCCGACACTATGACTCCTAAAGTGTACTGAAACCATACTGGTGTTTGCTCTAGTGCCATAAACCCTCTTTCGACATACTCAACTGTCCAAGGCAAGAAGCATAGTAGTAAGGGTATGCTAAACAAAATTGTTAAATACTCGTCTTTCCATGAGTCCTTTGAACCCTTTATGGCTTCTACATCCCAAGCAATTTCACCTGTGATTTGTTTTTCCATTAAGGATGTTTCTGCTTCTATCTTAACTAGCTTTTGTTTTGCTTTGGCTTTCTTAGTTTCTACATAACCATCAACAGCACTTCCTGCTAGTCCTAATAGACCTGTTAGTATTTGTATCATGTGAACTTACCTTTTCTTAATTGAATACATTTGTACATTATAGCTTTCATATCTTTTAGTTCTTGTGCAATATCTTTACGCATCTCATAAACTCTTTCGATACATTGCTGTTCTGTATCTAGTTTGTACATAGTGTCCTCGAATGTAACGCACATCTTTGGGTTTGCTATAGCACAAGCTACAACTAATGCTTTAAACATCATAATGTTCCTTGTAAAAATTTAATCCAAGTAATCATTCCTATACCACC